AGATGGTACTGCTTGTATATTCCAATGTATAAACCTAAACGGTTCAATACCAAAATCTACCGCATATTCATGTTCCAAGTACCCTGGAAATATAATTAATGTTCCTGGTTTAGGTTTTAAATGAAATTGTTCGTGACCTGCCCATACACCTTTTAAGTCTGGTTTCATTTTTAATTTTGTACACCTTGCACCAGTTTTTGGTTCGTGAAATACAGGATAAGAAGTTTTATCACTACATTTTAAAAAGTAAAAACCTGATACGTGTTGATTCCAATGTATGTGAGCAGACTATATCTTGTGCCTGATGTTACTGGTTTAACTCTATGCCACACAAAACTAGGAAATACAATAATAGAACCTTTTGGTAATATTTCTTTACATTGTATTCTGTGTTTTGATTCGTCTCGCATATGTGGATCATAGTTTCTAAAATCAAATTCTAATTCTCCACCTTTGTATTCTGAACCATCTGTTAACTGACAAGTCATAGAAAGTTTTCTTATTCTACCGTGTTCAGGATGATTTGGATCTTTGTAATCATAAGGTTTATCCCAACTATCACAATGCCAATCGTAGTATTGATTAAGTTTATATTTTGTAAATTGACAAGATTCAGATCTTTCCCAATCAAAATTCCAACCTGCAGCTTTGTTTGCTAAATGAACATAGGGATGTATTTCTTTATATATCCAAGTATCATTTAACCACACTAAATCTGATTTTCTTTTTCTTTGTAAATTTTTAACTTCTTCTTTATTTAGTTTTCTATCACCATAACCACCTGTTCTAGCCATTACTTGTTTTTGTGAATTAGCATATTCTATTACCTCATCACAAAATTTAGGTGTAAGCACACCACTGAAATACCAGTAATGGTTAGTTAGATTCATGAGCATACCAACAAGGTAAAGTATACCTTATTCCTTTTGTAACTTTGTTTACTTTATGAAAAATTTTGTTTCCTTTAAAAGAAATTAATTTTCCCTTTTTAGGTTTAATTACTTTATTTTCTACAACTGTTTCTCCTCCAATGTAATTATTATTTAAATAAATAATACTTGTGTAGGGATGGTAATCTAAATCTACGTGTTGTTTTTGATCTGAACCAGTAAACCATTTTACTAATTCAAAGTAATTTATTTTGTATTTTTCATTATGTGTCTTAATAAAATTATTCAATAAATTATTTATTTTCTTAAATAAAGAAGTGTTTTGCATATCATATATTAATAATACTTCAGTATCATAATGTTTTTTTGAAAACTTATTATTTAAATTAAAATTATTTTTGTGAAAATTAATTAATGAATCACAATCTTTTTTTGAAATAAAATTTTCTTTTTTAAATATATTCATACAATATAGTTTGTACAAAATTTAAACTATCTTTTTGATTATTGGTTATGTAATACATATTAGTTGATGGAAACATAATAAACATATTATCTTTAAGTTCTATATCCCAAGATCTACCTTTACGTCTGTTGTCTTCATAATGTATTCTGACCATACAATTCTTAACTTTTACACCATACAATAATGTATAATCAGGTGAGTTACGTAAATCTACTGGATCTACATTTATAAAAGGTTGTGAAGTTTCTCCTGGTTTATAAATATTACCAAAGGTATCTTTATTAACCAAAGTAAATCCATAGTCTAAATTTATATGATCTCTCATATAAGTATTCAACATATCGAATGTTCGTGAAAATGGAAAATCTTTGTTTTGAATTATTGATTGTAAAATATCGCCCGATAATTTATCTCGGTCAATGTCCCAATCTTTAGGCATTGCCACATCACCATAATATAGAGCTTGCTCTGTTAATACTTTCTTCTGCATACCACCACCATTTTTAATTTATGCTTTGCTATCTGTCAAGTCCCAAGACTGGCCTGATTCATTCCAATTATATTCCCACATATGAGTGCCAGCTTCGTTTTGTGAAGTTTGTTCTGCAGTTAATGCTGGAGCATCACCGATTGGTGATTTCCAAGATGCAGTTGTAGTATCTTTTACCCAAGATGCATATGGTTTTTTAGGCCAAAAAATATTATTATCTTCATCCCATTCATAACCTATACCTGCATAATTTCCTCTAAATGCTTTTGATTGGTCTGCAGATTCTGATCTGATTTGTTCACCTTCTGAATTAGTTGTTACTGTGTAATGTGTATTATTTTGTGTATTGTATGATGTTTGAATCCACATTTGTGCAGGCCAGTTGTTGTGTGTTTCTAACCACTGTTGACCCACTGTTTCATCTTCAACACCATCAGCATTTAACATCTTATCATTATCCATAGTTAACACTTGAATAACTTTTCCGTTAGCTCCTAGTTTTGCAAAATGTGCCATAATGTTTCTCCTTATATATTAAAATTAATTACCATTCAACTACTGAAATTTGTACCTTATTATTACTATACCTGAACCCCCAGTTCTTGTAATACCTGGATTTGCTCTGCCACCGTTACCGTTACCTGTATTAGCAGTTCCTATACACGTTCCAGATGAAGTATTTCCATTAGCTCCTCCGCCCCCTTGAGAGTACGCTGTAGGTGATCCAGTAATACTTGTTGATACAGAATTACCTGGACTTCCTCCACTACCTACTGATCCGCCACCGCCTGTACCACCAGCTCCACCGCCACCACCACCAGATCTTTGTGGAAAAGGAGGAGAAACAGGACCACCTGCTCCACCATCATTTCCTTGTGGTGGACTTGTTGGAGGAGTATTACCGCTTCCTGCTGATGACACGGGAGAGCCTCCGCCTCCAGAACCACCATTTGAACTTTGTGTGCCACCACCAGCTGATGTAATAGTTGAAAATATAGAATTGTTTGTTCCACCACCTCCAACAGTAATTGGAAAAGCTGTTGCTGTTATTGTGACTCTATTCGGTGAACTTGGATAACCATCTAATGGACTTGCAGTGTAAGATGTTAATGGATTTTTAACCTCTCTAAAACCACCTCCACCACCTCCACCACCACCATTATTACTATCTACAGCTCCACCATTTCCACCTCCAGCAACAACTAAATAACTTACAATATTTTCGTCTGATACTGATGAAGCAGTCGATACACAAAAAGTTCCTGGACCTGTGAATGTATGAATTTTACAATTACCAGAACAAGTAATTGTTCCGCCTGTTGCTGAGATAAAAGCTCTACCAGTTGCATTAGATGTTGAGTCTTGAACATTTTTCCAACCCTCTGTATCATCAACATAAACAAAAGTTAAAGATTGACCCTGTGTTGATGCCGTAAAACTTGCTGCAACACCACCTATTTTTTGTGAGCCATTTGGTGTGATTGTTAAATTATTTGTTTGAAATGTGTTTGTATAATCTACAACAGATACAATACTACCTGCTGTCCCTGCTGGTAAGTTCATTGTAATTGCACCGCCTGATGTATCTGCAAAAAACCCTTGTCCACTAACTGCTGTAAATGTAGATGTTTTAATCGATCCTGTTTGCCAATCAACAGTTCCTGATCTACCAAATCCTGATTGCGATGCACCGCTCGCTAAACTTACAGTATCACCACTTGCACCAACAGTAATTGTAGTTCCTGACTGACTAATAATTACTCCGCCGTCAGTTGCTTTTAATGCGTTTGATTTTAAATCTCCATTAACAGTTACTGGTACACCTGATGTTACTGATACTGAATCACCAGAATCTCCAACAGTTACTGTGCCACAATCTGTTCTTGGTGTTATTTTATTTACTTTTACTTCACTCATAATTATTTAAATTTATACCTTATTACTACCTTACCAGACGCTCCATTACCACCTGATTGACCACCTCCACCAGATCCACCTCCACCACCAGCTTGGTTAGCTCCACTTGCATTATCACCAGCGGCATCAGCAGTAGGTCCAGGAGAAGCACCACCAGCACCTCCAGTTCCGCAGCTTGAACCAGCTCCTTGATTTGGAGTAGAGGCTGGATTTGCTCCACCTCCACCACCACCACCAAAATTTATTGTTGATCCTGATATAGCAGAATTTGTACCAGCTCCACCAGCTCCACCAGCAGAAGAAGGTGCATGTGAACCAGATGATACAGTACCACCACCTCCACCACCCATATATGGTGGTCCAGGTTGACTAGCATTTCCTCCTCTAGAACCTTGAGGTGGAGAAACAGGAGGTGTATTTCCGCATCCAAAACCACCAGCGTAACCACCATTACCTCCTCCACCAGAACCTCCATCTTCACCATCTTGAAAGTGTTGTCCACTTCCTCCACCGCCACCACCTGCAGATGTGACTGTGCTAAAAATTGAATTTGATCCAGAAGCTGAACAACTACTATTATAACTTGTTCCACTTCCACCACCACCTACAGTTATTGGATATGCTTGTGCTGTAACTGTAATTGCTGTTCCTCCTGGATTACCATTTAAAGGAGATACAGGCGAATAAGATTGATGAGGAGCTTTATATTCACGATAGCCTCCTCCGCCACCGCCTCCGCCAAGGCCTCCGCCTCCACCTCCGCCACCAACGACTTGATATGAAACTACGTTGTGAGGTGCTGTTTGAGAAACTGATGAAACTGTAAAAGTACCCGGTCCTGTAAACACATGAATTTTACAATCACCAGATGTAGTTTCAGTTCCACCTGATGCAATTAAATTTGGATTACCTGTAACATTTGATGTTGAATCTTGAACGTTCCCCTTCCTCC